GGACCCGCAAAGGCCGGACCTGTGCGCGACGGCGCGACAGACCGCTGACCCGATGCGGGCGCGGGAATGCGGGGCTGGGCCATCGGCGCGGACGCCTGAAACTCAGCTTGGATTTCTGCCCGGAGGCGGTTGCGCTCGGCTTCGCGCCAAGCGTTCGGGTCGTCCCCGATCTCAGCCGAGAGTTTCTCTCGCTGGTACTGCTGGAAAGCCGACCCCCAAGGGTGACGCTGCTGGATAGCCCACGCCTCAATATCGGGGCGCGTTGTCAGCCATTCCTTGACCGCGTCGAACTCTTGCTCGCCGTGCTTGTCCACGAAACGGTCTTCCGACCGCTCCAGTCTGTCCATCACCCGCATGGTCTCGAAATGACCGATGGGGTCTTGCCGGGCGTCCGGCAGTTGGTACTGCGGAGCGGACTGCCGCGCCTGCTCAAGCTCGCGCTCAAGCCGCTGGCGTTCCTTCCGTTCCTTCTCGATCTGCTTGCGATACCAGAACGGTTGTTCGGCCTCTGGTTTCGCCTCCGGCTTGGCCTCCGGGGCGGCTTCCTGAACGGGGGCCTGCGCCTCCACAGGAGCCGACTGGTCATCCGCCAAAATGGCTTCAATACCAGCCGACTCCGTCTCGACCTCAGCGGTCGGGTTTTCGTTGTCGGTCATGCGATATGTGGCGTCTCCCGACGCTACCTCTCGGGCTTACCGGCCCGGACGGATCGTCCGCTTAGGCGGCGATGACTTGCCCCATGTCGGGGAACTGTGGAGCCATGGACCGACCGGCGATTTCCTCGCCCTGGGCCATGCTCTTGAAGGCTGCGGCGCGGTCTTTCTCGATCTGTGCCGCTGCGGCGTCCTTCGCCATTTGCTGTTGCTCGGCCTGCGCGGCTTGAGCTTCCGGGTTCGGCTGCGCCATGCTCTCCAGCACTTGCAGGATTTCCCGCTTTTGAGCGGAGGTCAGCGCCGGATGGGTCTTGACCGCGATCTGGGCGAACTGCGGCGGCATCTGCGCCAGCATCGGCAACGTCTGCACGAACGCGGCGTAGGTCTCGCTTTGCATCGTGATGACGTTTTCGGCGTCGGCTATGATGATGTCCACGTCCATGTCTGCAACGGCATTTTCTGCCCCGACCGGATAGCCAAACTCATCGACTTGCGGGACGTTGAGGCCAACAGCTTGCGGCGATAGCTCGTCATCCGTGACCCTAATCCAGCGTTCTGCGGTCCAGAACTGTTGCATCATGCAGGCGAGCATCTGGAACACCCGCTGGTCGAAGCGACGCAGCGCATCCAGCAGATCGCCCATTTCAACCATGCCGCCGGACTGTTGCGCTTCAATGGCGCGGCCCGATTGGCTCTCGACACCCTTGCCGAGAAGGGCGCTGTTCGGGCCAGCCTGCCCGATATAGTTCATTGCGTCGTTCAGCAGCGCCGCTTGGCCCGCCGCCAACTGGATGCCGTCCACGACCTCGAAACGGGCGTCGCGCATGACCTCGACGTAGAAGTCGGGGCGGGCCAGTTCCTTGCGGGTCTTGCCGATGTCCTCGACCGCACCGGCCTCGGCAATCACGCCACGGCTTACCGATTGGTGCAGGGCCTTCGAACGGCGCTTGTTTACCTCGTCTTGCGGGTCAACCAGATGGCGGACCTCGCCGTAACGGTTGTTCTCCCGGTCAACGTGGGCGCTTTCCAGAATGATCGGGCAAAGGCTGACGCCCTGCCGGTCCTGGTACGGGCTTTCCTGATAGAAAAGCTCGCCCGATTGGGTGAACTCGCACAGATACCAGCGCCCGTTTTCCTTGTGCCACAGGCTGACGACACGAACGCGCTTGCGCTTGGGGTCGCCCCACACCGTCCACTTGGGCTTGTCGTCAAACGTCTCACCAGCGCGCGGCGCACCGGCCAAGGTCGTTTCCAGAACCGCGCGGGCTTGCTCGCCGTACTTCTCGACCGCTTCCTCTAGGTCCATCCAGAGAACCTGACCGAGATAGCGGGCGTCGCTGAAGTCCTCATTGGATGAGTGCGGGTCGAAGACGATGCGGTCCCACGGGATGGGGTTCATCTTCAGGGCGTAGTCGATCCCGTCCGGTTCGGCGTAAAGCTCCACGCCGCCGTAACCCTCGACCACCATGTTCTTCCAAGCGCGCGAACGCTTGACCGGGAAGTCCGCCGATTCCGCCGCATAGCGCAGGCCGGACGTGAACGCTTCCGCAGCCGGTTCGTCGGGCTGGTTGCGATAGTAGGCTTTCGGGTCGCGCCGTTGCTGCTTTTCCAGACCCAGCAGGAACTCAACCCGCGACTTGATGACGTTGAACGCGATAGCCGGTTGGCCGCGCTTCTTCAGTTCGTCAATCTCGGCAGCGGTCCACTGTTTGCCGTCGTAATAATCCCGGTCCCGCTCCGACTTGGTGCGGGCGTCAAGCGTCGCCTCTTCGGCTTCCTCGAAATAGCCAATGACTTTGGCGAGGCGTCCGCCGTCTTGTGAGGCTAGGCTGTTTTCCAATTCGGGCCTTCCTCTCGTCTGCGGTCCCACCTGTCCCGAACGGGAGCGGGCGGCGGGACGGTCTTCTTCCAGGTCCGGCGCAACGCCTCCAAGGCGTACCGCAGGGCGTCTATGGTGTGGTTGTCCTTGTCCTCCAGCACCGGCAGGATTTCCCCTGTCAGGCTGTCGGTCTTGAACGAGAACCGCGTCAGTTCGTCCGCGACGTGCTGGCAACGCGGGTGAACGACGATGTCGAACGACTTAAGGAACTCGATCCCGTCCTCAATCGAGCCCGGGCCTTTGATGGCGGGGACGATGCGGAAGCCGTGTCGCCGCATATAAGAGACCGTCTCGGGCCTCGCGCTGTCCGCCGTGATCGTCCACTTGCGGGAGCCTTCAACCGTGTCAAACAGGGCCGGGGTCTTGTCGATCTCGCAACCGACTTCCCACGCGCACTGGTCAACGTAGAGGGTTCGACCGTCCAGATAGCAGCGGACCAGCACTGTAGGGTCCACAGAGAAGCCCCAATCGGCCCCGAACCGGAACACCGCGTCTGACGGCGTGTCGAAGGTCTCAACGCGCCAGTTGCGGAAGACGCGGGCTTCATCCAGCCGCTTGAACTCGCCATCCCAGATATGGGCGTAAACGTCAGGGCGGCGGCGCTGGTCCTCTAGCCGCTGAAGGTTCAGAACCTCGGGAAACCACGGATTGTCGCGCCAGTTGATGTCGGTGACGATGCAGTCATCCGCCGGGTCAGCCACAAAGCGCCGATGGGTGGCGCTGTCGTCCCGCTCCGGGTTGTAGCTAATCCAGTTCTCCGCAACCCAGCCCTTGCCGCCCTCGCGGATTGTCGGGATGAGCTTACGCCACGCGACCTCAGAGACGCTTTCCGCCTCGTCGGTCCAGTTGCCGATGATGCGCGCCTTGGACTTGATGCTGTCCAGGTTATGCCGAAGCCCCGCAAAGGCATACGAAATGCGCCGGTTGCGGGTCCGTATGTATTTCTCACCAATCTCGAAATAGCCGTGCAGCCAATCGACCGACCGAATAGCCGCCTTGATCTCCTCCATCGAGGATTCATCGAGGCTGTTCAGATGCTCGCGGCTGGCGAGGAACACGCCCTCAACGCCCATTTCCGCAAGCTGGTAAACCCGCAAGGCTGACCTAAGCGCCAAGCCCCGCGTTTTGCCTGAACCGCGACCACCCTTGAAAACCCGCGTCCTCGCCGGTCTGGCGAAGTTCTGAGTGATCTTGGGTAGCTCGCTAATCTGCGCTCGCATCCGGAGACACGAACTCAATCACAGACGGGAACCACGTCACGTCAGCGTCAACCGTCGCCTCAATGCTCGACAGCTTGGCGTGGACGTAAGGCGCGGCAGCCTTGGCCATATCCAGACGCTCGCTGCGTTCGGCCTCCGGGTCGCGCATAACCGACAGCATGAACTCCAGCGGCATGATACCGCCAGCCTCCGCAGCCTCTCGCGCCTTTGCCGTCGCCTTGTTAATCGCGCCCGGTTTACGTCCTGCGCCGGGCCTCGCGCCGCCTTGCTTGTTGGCCATTCTGAAATCTGCCTAGTTTTTCAAGCGCCGCCGTAATCTGACGTGCTGACGCTCTCGGCTTCTATGACGACCTTGGGCCTTTCGGACCCCATCGTCGCAATGCACTCCAGGGAGCCGGACCCTGAAATGGTGAAAGTTGCCTTGGGGCTGCTGATCGTGACCGAACCGGCGTCGATGCCTTTTTCCGTCAGGGCCAGCGCCGTGATGGTCTCGGGGAAGATAAGCTCGACCGTCTGTTGCTGGTCGGTGTCTGTGCGGGCCACGTTGGCCTGTGCGTCGTAGGTGCCGCCGTAAACGGAAAGGCCACCACGCTTGAGGACTGCTATTCGCATTGGTCAGCCCTCAAAGAAATACTGGAGCTTCGCGCTCTCATGCAGGGCGACGGCTTCAATCTCGGTTCCGTTCGTCTCGCGGAACACGTTGCCGTCCTCATCCACGCCGATGATTGCGATCTTGACCAGGTTGGCGTTCGAGGCTTGGCCCAGCAGAACCATGACCTCAGCCTCGCCGCTGTCCTTGCCGCCTTGGACTGTGGGGAAGCGGATGACCTTGTCGTCTGACATTCGGGTCATCCTGTGCGTGGGGGTCCGCGCCTCAACCGCTCTTTGCGTAATGCTCTGGGCTTTTCGGGCGTGTCGGCTGGGCGCGGATTGGAGTATCAGCACCGAAATTGCCGGTGGCCCTTGCGGGTCTTAAGGCTCACAAACATGAGCAGCGGCGCAAAGCGCCTTACTTGGCGGCAGATTCGTCTTCATAGATTTCAACCAGGCCGTTGAACGCCTTAATCAGCGACGCTTCGGCTTGACGGGCAATATGCGGCAGACCTTTGACCGTTTGCGTCAAATCCCGCCGCTCGATAATCGTCTGCATAAAAACAACGTGCGCGGCTAGGCCGACCTTGGCCATTAGCTTCCGGCTGATCGCATCAGATGCGCCCGTTTGAAAGCCGTTGCGGAACCGCGTTACAGCCCGCTGAACCTTCGCCGGTTTGTCCGACAAAAACATACAGCTATTGACGTTAAACCAATCCGCCTCGGCCCGGTCGAGCATCGCAAGCTGGGCCGTAGCGTCTAAAATCTCAGACACCTCAGCCACGTCAATGTCGAACCATTCGCCGCGAACGTGCCGATCACCGAACTCTTTATGAAGCGCCCGCTCGATCTTGTAGGCAATACCGGCAGGAACCACCACCGAATGATGGACGATTAACCTCTGCCAGTTTCCAGTCTGTAAGGCTTGAAGCCTTAACGCGACATTCCCGGCCACCCCGATCTTAACGGGGCCGGTGTCAGGGCCGATTAGATATACGTTTTCAGTCCGCACTATCTAGACGCACCTTTGATTGCGGCCACGTTGCACGATAAGCCGCCTTGCGTCAATACCCCAAACGCTAGGGAATGCGTTGTCAGGCGACCTTGGACACAACCCGTTGAGTAAACAAGGCTTCCTCAACCGACGCCAGTGCCCGGAACGCTTGCCTAATAGCGGCACCCTGCGCCCGGTCGCCTATTTCGCCAGTCCTGCGTTGAACGACGCCACGCCAGCGGGTGATCAGGAGATTACCGTCACACAGTTCCCGCAACAGGCCCCAGGTCGCGGTGTCCATTCGTTCGCTGCGCCGGTTAAGCGCCTTCGCGGCCTCGATATGCTGCACGATGGCATGGTCTCCGACTGGGCCACCCGACACACGGTCGAGAATGGACAGGCATGAAGCCGAGCGCCCGTTGGCGTCCGCTATCAGGCTTTCCAGCCCGCGCACATAGCCCGCCACCTCGTCGGTGATCTTGCCCGCGTCCCGCATCATGGATACAACATCACGCCGCCAGGCCCCGACCATCTGGCCAGTTCGCTGATCGACGTTGACGGTTATGTCGTCCTCACGGGACAGGCGCTCGATCTCTTCGGCGTTTTGTTTCCGTTCCGCCCGTCTCTCCGCAATCGTGGCCATGTCTTGGGGATCGGTGGGCTTGTGCTTGCGGCGGGCCATTAGGCTTTCTCTTCGGAAAGGATAGCGTCAACAAGCACGGTCCATGTTTGGCCGTCGTCCGCCTCCCGATCGAGCGTTCCGTTCCCGCGCAGTTGGCCGAGAAGGCGTCTCACGTCGTCAGGCTCCCTTATAGCTTGAAGGGCAGCGCGGGCGATGTCGATGTTGTCGTTGTCATCCTCGGCCATCTGGCTGCCGATTGCTTCAGCCATCTTATCAAGCATCGTAGTCATGGCGTGTCGTCCTCAGCTTGCTTTGGTTGCCAGCGGTTCGCCAAGGCCATGCTCTAGGGCCATGCGGATAGCTACAGCAGCGGGACCGCTAGGGCCTAGCTTGGCGTAGTTCTGTGCAGTCTTGGGGCTTACCATGAGCCACCGGCCCGCAGCCTGCTGTGACAGGCCGAGGGCTGAAAGGGCGGCGCGGTATTCAGCGGGGGTCATCATGCCCCCTTCACGAACTGCGCGGCCCATTCGCGGGCTTCTTCGACCGAGGCAACCTTGTGAACCTTGGCCGGGGTGCGGAAGCTGCAAGCCTCGCGGATAACCATCATCTGACCATTCGAGGCCGTGATGCAAAACACGCGAGAGACGCCGCGCTTCATGTCGGTCTTGATTTCAAAGTGGTTGGTCATCTGTCTGTTTCCGTCCGGCTAGTGCTTGATTGCCCTGCGCCGATGAACCCTTGTCCCACATAGGCAGATGTTACGCAATAGGGTTTGTGAGATTATTTTACAGGCTGGGCGGGACGGTGCCGGTGAGCCCGTTTGTTCCCGCCCCTCGGTCCCTCTACCTACCGAGTGCCTGTGTCTCTGGAGCCGTGCGGTCTAGCCGGGCAAGCTCGCTAATGATGTCCGCTGCGATTTCCTTTGCCAGCCGGTGCGCGTCTTGGGCTTGACGGGATGTCGTGCGGGGAAGGCGACGAAACACCACTAGGGCGAGGGTGTCGAGCAATTCCTGGTTCGTCATCGGGAATCGTCCAGAAACGATGGCTGAACCACTTTCGCCGCAGGCTCCGCAAACAGCCGGGGCTGCTTGTAGGCTTCCTCGATGCGGCGGCAGGCGATGTCGAAATATGACGGCTCGCGCTCTATGCCGATGAAGGCGCGGCCAAGGTTGACGCAGGCGACGCCCGTGGTTCCGCTGCCCATGAAGGGGTCTAGAACGGTTCCCTTTGTCTTATCGACGGACCACATCATGACAGGGACCGGCTTTTGGGTCGGGTGCAGGCGTCCCGCTTCTGACCGGGGGCTGTCGATCACGCGGACCACGTTGTCGCGGTTCGTCCAAGCCAGTTCGGCCTCAGCAAGCGTGAAGTTGCGCTCAGGCTTGTTCCAGACGAGCCAGCACCGAGAGGGCGGCAGAGGGAAGTAGTTGCCGCCCCAGATGATTTGTTCGCGGCTCAGGGACCGCAGCAGGTCGAAAAAGTCGGCGCTCGGTGCCTCGTCGTCCCATTCGTTGCGAAGGTCGGCCTCGCCTTTTGCCTTGCCCCATCCGCTGCCGCTTCCACCCTTCCAAGTCGAGGCAATCCCATAAGGCGGGTCCGTAACAACCGCATCCACCGGGCTGAGCGTCGGCAGAATGTCCCGGCAGTCGCCAAGGATCAGGCGGCAGTCCCCGATGATTTCCTCTCGGTGCGTCATGCGGCCTTCCCTTCGTTGCGGGTTTGATCGTCTGTCATTCCGGGCCGAGGCCCCCAGGTCGGCTCCCATGCCCCGGTGTCGCGGTAATGCCGGAGGCGGCGGGCAATGACGGCGGTGTCAGCCGGGCCTTCCGTGGCCGCCGGTTCCGCGTCCTCGACCCAGTTCAGGTGCAGGCCGCGCTTAAGCCACCGCTCCATCGCAGGCGCTCCGCACTCGCCCTTGGGTTCCGCACCGAGCCGACGATACCGGGCACAAGCGGCTGGCAGCGAAGCGCGGGCGGCCGGGGATAGCTTGCGCCACTGGCTCAGGCTGTCGGGTTTTGAACTGCGGCGGGTGTGGTGCGGGTAGAGCTTCCAAGCGGCCTCAAAATCCTCCGGGTAAGCGGCCTTCGTCGGCGTAGGCGACAAAGGTTCTTGTTCTTTCTTATATGGTTCTGGTTCTGGTTCTGGTTTTGTCGGCAATTGGTAAGCATTTGCTTCCCGATTTCCCGTTGTGTTTCCGGGCCTTACCGTTCCACCCTTTTTTCCTGCCTCTTTGCGTTTACGGCTGGTTGCTTCGTAACTTGCCAGTTCCTCGCGCACCCGATCATGCCACCACTTGCCCCGGCGAAGGGCGAAAAACTCCATCACAACCGGCTTCATGGATGCCCATTCCTCGGGGGTGCAGAGCGCCCATGCGGCCAGCTTGGCGTCATCGTCAGGAAGCGTCCCGCCAAGTTGCCAAGCCTCCCCGATCAGCAGGAAATAAGCCCCATGCTGGTCCCGCTTCAGGTGCCGGGTCCGCTTGTGATAGTCGCCCCAATAGAGGCGCATATACGGGGGGGCGCTCATCCGTGGTTGCTCCGGTCGTCCACCTGGTTGGCATCGACATCACGAACCGCATTGCAGGCCACGTCAATCCATGCCTCCAGATTGCACGTCGGGCCGCTGCGGTTCTTTTGGATTAAAAGCTCCAGCTTATTCTCGACAAAGACGGCGCTGTCGCGGTCGGCCCGGTCGGCGGAACGCTCGAGATAGTAGGACTCGCGATAGAGCAGGCAGATCATGTCCGCGATCTGCTCGATGGCCCCGGACCAGTTCAGGTCCGCTGCTGTGGGGCGCTTGTCCTGCCGCCCCTCCGGTCCACGGTTCACTTGGGACAGGACGATGATGGGGGCGCGGATCGCCTTGGCCAGCGACTTAAGCTCGTTGACGATGTCCGCCGTGTCTGCGGCCTTGCTGTCGCCCTTCTTGACCGGGCGAACGAGGCCAATGTGGTCGATCAGGACGCAGCCCCGCGCGACACCGGCCCGGTCCCATGCCCGCATCTGGCGAAGGGCCTGGACGCGGATGTCATCAATGGTCAGCCCTCCTGCGTCGCAAATCACCATAGGGAGCGAGGCCAAGGCCCGAGCGCCGTCATTAGCAAGCTGGCGCTGATCCCGGATCGACCGGCCTTGCAGGATGTCGGAATAACGGACGTTTGGATTAGGACAGTCGAACCCGGATCGCTTGCGCTCAAACGCCAGATCACAGATCAGCCGGGCTTGCACTTCGCGGCGCGGCATCTCCAGCGAAAAGATCATGGACCCGCGACCTTGTTGAGAAATAGCGCGGGCCAGGTTCAGGCCGAACACGCTCTTGCCCATTGATGTGCGAGCGCCAATCACCCAGACATCCTCTTGCCGAATGCCCGATGTGACGCGGTCCAGACACTCTAGGCCGATAGGAACGCCCCGGTTATCGCCCCGCCATGCGGCCTCCAGCATCTCCATAGCGTCGAGACCGGCAGGGACGGCCAGCGAGGCGCTCCCAGATGCACGGGCAACGTCAGCGGCCCCGCGCTCAAGTTCGGCCAGCAGAAGGTCGCCAGAGCCGTCGAGAACGTCATCGCACCGGGCGGAAACATCCTTCGCCAGCGTTTGAACGGAACGACGAACGGCTCGGTCGGCTATGGTGTCGATGTGGCTGGAGACCGACCACAGGACAGCCTTCTCGACCATGTCGTGAAAATAGGTCGGGCCGTAGGCGGCGGCGGCGGGATGTCCCGCGAGGGCTTGCGTGACGACAAGGGCGTCAGCGGGTGATCCAGTGCGGCGCGACAGGCCGATCCGCTCCCATGCGGCGACATGATACGGCTCGAAAAACATATCCGGGCGCAGGCGCTCCAGCGCAATGTCGCAAGTGTCCGGGTCATAGAGCGCCGCGCCGATGACGGCCTGTTCTGAATCGAGGGCTGAAAGGCTCATTTCCGCGCCTCCAGTTCATCGGCAATCGGGCGCAGAACCGGGGCCGCGTGGTCAGGCGAGCGTAAGGCGCTGATAAGCGCATCAGCCAAGGTCAAGGGCTGGGGGTGAGCCTGGGGAAATCGGGGGGTGAATACGGTCATGCCACTAGCTTACGTCACCCATGCGTCCTTGCAGGACGTAGCGGGGCACAATCTGGGGGGACAAGTCGGCAAGGCTGTGGATACGGGTCATGCCACCCGCCCCGTGTTGCGGTGATCCTTCGGCGACCACGCCTTGCGCTGACCGCCCATCGCTTCACGGTGCGGGGCGCAATAGGTCTCAGCGGTCGGGAAGCAGCACGACAGCACGGCCCCGCGCTCACCAATCGGGAAGCAGCACTCGCCGCTCTTTGCGCGGGTGAGCCAAGGCCGGGCGAACGACACGTCAGCCAGGATGACCACCGGGGCGGGCAGGGGCTTCGGCGGGGACATGGGCTTGGGTTTCGGCTTAGGTCCGGGCTTGGCCTTTGCCACCGCCTTAAGCCGACGAACGATCTGGGGGCGCGAGTTATGAACCGCACGGCCACCGACAGGCTCAGGACGGCCCTCGCCCAGCCGATGCACACGACCGATGACGCTGTTGCGGGTGCGCTGGGTGCCGAACGCATTATTCAGCAGCTTGGCCACCTCGCCCGCGCTCTTGCCCTCGCGCCAATGCTTGATCGCGTATTCGGTCTCGACCGCAGACCAGCCGCTGATGAGATTGCTCATGGTGTCGTCCTCTTTTTCTGGATGCCGGGGGTGCGGGGCGCGAGGCCCAGACGGGCGCGGTATTTGCTCAGGACGCTGTTGCCGATGCCGAGCGCGAGGCAGATGTCAGCCACCGGCACACCGGCCAGCCACATCTCAGCCAGCCGCACGTTGCGGGCCGCTAGGTGATCCTGGAACGTCGTCGGGCCGGGCTTGGCGGGCGTGGTCGCGGCCTTCGGTTTGTTCGGGTCAAACATCCGACGCAGATCAAGTTCGTTGACCGCGTATCGTGCCGCCAGATGCGCCCATGATGTCGGTCGGTCCTTTGACCGCTCGCGCTCGACCTCGGCCAGTTCTTCAGGCGTCAGGTTGCTGATCGTGCGACGGGCCGAGCAGGCAAAGCGCCCGGCACCAAAGGCAGCGGCGGCGCTGTTGGCGTTCCCGCTCATTGTGCGGCGTCCGGGTATGAGCGGACGGTCACGCGGACGACGCTATCGCGCTGCGGAGCCTCGTCAGACCATGCCAGCGTGATGCGCTGGCAGCAGGAGTCGTCGATCACCAGACCGCGCTCCACGATCAGATCGCTGACCGCTTTCTCAAGGTTGCCGAGGTCGCGGGCGCGCCGATCTGGGCGGTCGAAGATCAGGTCCAGCGAGTAGGGACCGGCGATCAGCCCGGCAGGAACGTGGGGACGGGCTGCGGCCTTCCATGCCTTGTAAACGGGCGAAGCGTAGCGGCGGGCTTTGCCAGAGAACAGGCCATTGACCGAGGGCGGAAAGGGCAGCGTGAAGCTAATCGCGCTCACCGCGCCACCGCCCGCCGCAGGGCTTCATGCAGCGCTTGCCGCTTCGGATTGACCGGCTTCCTGCGTACGTGACTGCGTACAGGAACCGCATCCGACCGGACGAGTTCTACACGCACCAAGCCCAGCGCGTCGGCAAGCTGCTCGTTCGTCGGAGGGAGGGGCTTTGCGGGCGGCGTGATGGCCGTCGTGAAAATGCGGGACAGAGCGCGGATCATTTCGTGTTGCCCGGTTCGTGCGGCGTCCACGGGCGGAACGTCTGCGGCGCATCAATCGCGGCCTTCAAATCAGCCGCGAGCGTCACCGCCCGCTTCCGCAGCTTCATCACCATCAGATCACGCGGGCACGTCGCTTCGGCCAAGTGATGCTCAAGAGACAGCACCGCCGAGGCAAGTTGCGGGGCGAGTTTCAGAACGGGGTTAATGTCCACCGGCCTGCTCCCTTTTGATTTTGAGCGCCCGCCTCGACCTGGCGCGGTCCCAAATCTGGCGGATGGTCGCGCCGTAGTAGGCCGCATCCCTCCGACTTTTGACCCGTAAGGTCTCTGTCTCAGCCAGGATCACCAGTTCGGCGGGCTTCAGATATTGTGTGAGTTCGTTGTCCATGCCGCATCTTAGGCACGGCAATCCACAAAGCGCAATCGCATATTTCGACAGATTGGCGATTGACACGGCGGAAAGGCGGGCGCAGGTTATGGCTTGAACCGAGGAGACGACACTTGACCACCTGCCCCCAATACATCGCCAGCGGCGGCGTCATTTTCGAGCGCGAGCATCGCCCGATGACGATGGCAGCGGCCCGGCTGGCTGTCGGCATTCACCGGATGAACGCCACATATCAGCTGACCCAGAACGACGAACGGACGCTCGCCGCCCGCCTTGCTCTGGCGAAGACCGAAATGGCGCTGGCCGACGAACTGGAAGCCGCAATCGCTGAAATCACCCAGCCTGCCGCGAGGGCGGCATGACCCTCCCGCGCGGCTGGGGCCGTCACCTTCTCACCTTCGCCGTCGTGGCTTTCGTGACCGCGCTTCCGTGGTTCGTCGCCGCCCACCTGATCTGGAGTTAACACAATGGCCGACCCCTTCTATGACGGCATCTTCACCGAGGCCAACCGGACAAACGAAGCCTCCGGGCGTAGCTGGCACATTCCCCGCGAGAACGAGACGTTCGAGCGCGACGCCAGCGACCGGGAGCCGACCCGAATGCACATCGCCCTCGGCATCCTCGGCCTGATCTTCGTCGCCGCTGCCCTGATCGGGGCGGTGACACGATGAGCGCGAACCAATCACCCACGGCAGGAACGGGGGCCAGCTTAACAAGCGCCCCGGATGCCGCTCACCATTCCGAAAGCACCCCGATGAACAACACCCCGCTGACATGGGAGGGCGACCGTGCGCCTTTCGCCAAGGCTTTCATAGCCGCCCAGAAGGCCACCGAGGCCGTCAAAAAGGCGTCCACGAACCCGGCGTTCAAATCGCGCTACGCAGATTTGGCCGTCGTGGTCGAGGCCGTCATTCCCGCGCTAAACGAGAGCGGCATCGCGGTCATCCAGTCGCCCAGTTTCGACGGCGATCTGGTCAGCGTGACGACCGTGCTGCTGCACGAAAGCGGGTCAAGCGTGACCGGAACCCTGTCGATGCGCCCGACGAAAATGGACCCTCAAGGTGTAGGCTCGGCCATCACCTACGCCCGGCGCTATGCCCTGCTGGCGATGGCTGGCGCTGCGCCCGAGGACGATGATGGCCACGCCGCGAGCCAGCCGGGCAACGACCGCGCACCGACACCGCCGATCAGCCAGGATCAGGCCGACGCGCTGCGTGTGGAGATTGAGGCGGTCGGAGCCGACCCGGCCAAGTTCCTCGCGTTCTTCAAGATCAAGGCGCTGGAGGCCATGCCTGCTGGCCGCTGGAATGAGGCCGTCGCCATGCTGGAAGCCAAGCGCATGAAGGATGCCGCGTGATGGAACAGGGCAGCGCCGAATGGCACCAGATCAGGCTGGGCAAGGTCACCGCGTCCCGCGTGGCCGACGTGATGGCAAAGACGAAGACCGGGCCGAGCGCATCGCGCACGAACTACATGGCGCAGCTTCTCTGTGAGCGCCTGACCGGCACCCCAGCCGACTTTTTTACGAACGCCGCAATGGTTTGGGGGACTGAGAAGGAACCCGAGGCCCGGCTGGCCTATTCGTTCCACCACGACGCCGAGGTGACCGAGATCGCGTTCGTCGATCACCCGACGATCCTGATGTCTGGCGCGTCCCCGGATGGCCTGATCGGGCTGGACGGGCTGCTGGAGATCAAGTGCCCTAACACCTCGACCCATCTCGACACGCTTTTGAGCGGGACCATTCCCGGAAAATACCAAAGCCAGATGACGTGGCAGCTTGCTTGTTGCCAGCGCGATTGGTGCGACTTTGTTTCCTATGACCCGCGCCTGCCTGAGCATCTGCGGCTGTTCGTTAAGCGGTTCCATCGCGACGATCTGCGCGTCGCTGAAATGGAGGAGGAGGTCAGGACGTTCCTGCAAGAGCTGGATGAGAAAATCGCTGCCCTGTCGGCCCTTAATGGCGAGAGGCTGGCAGCATGACCCTCACCGCTGCCAGGGCTAGGGAGTGCCTCGACTACAACGCCGAAACGGGCGCGTTCGTTTGGAAGATTGCGCGCAAAGGGACTTTGGCCGGGAGCGCGTCCGCAAGCAGTCGGCCAGACGGCTACCGCCGTATCGGCGTCGATGGTCGGCTGTATTACGCCCATCGGGTCGCGCACCTAATGATGACCGGCGAGTGGCCGTCCGGCCTCATCGATCACATCAATGGCGACCCCAGCGACAACCGCTGGTGCAACTTGCGGCCCGCAACGCAATCTCAAAACCTCTGCAACCGGGCGGGCGTCAGCGGCCTCAAGGGCGCCTGCTTTATGCGGGGCCGTGGCCGCTGGCGGGCAACCATTCAGGTCGGCGGCGTTCAGCGTAGCCTTGGCACGTTCGCGACCGAGGCCGAGGCCCACGCAGCCTACGTTATCGCCAGCGCGGACGCGCATGGTGCCTTTTCAAAAACCACCACAAACAAGAAAGCAGCAGCCTGATGGCATACGAACAGCGCCCCGGAGACCTCTCGATCTTCGCAGAGACCGACAAGAAAAACGAGAAAGCCCCAGACTGGCGCGGGACCATGATCGTTCCCGACGACGCCAAGCCCGGCGACAAGCTGGAGGTCGCGCTCTGGGCCAAGGGCGGGCGCGGCACGATGCTCGCCGGTTCCGTCAAACAGCCCCGGCAGCGGGAAAGCGGCGACGACGGCTTTCGTGGCGCGGTGTCTAGCGGTGTGGCCCGAGGCGGAACTCGTTCCGCGGCATACGACCTGAACGATGACGTGCCGTTCTGATGACCGACAAGCCCTGCATCATCCTCCGCACCCGCCAGGATCGCGGCCGGGCTGTCCGCTGGATTGAGAACGCCCCAGACGGGACGGTGGTCGAGTTCAAACAAAAGGGCCGCAGCAATGACCAGAACGCGGCGATGTGGTCGGTGTTGACCCAGATCAATCGCCAGCGCCCGGTCCACAACGGCGTGAAGATGAGCGCGGTCCTCTGGAAGGCCGTCTTCATGCAGGCCCTCGGTGCCGAGTTGGTGATGTTGCCGACGCTGGAGGGTGGCGGGCTTTTCCCGTTCGGCCATCGGTCATCCAAGCTAACCGTGTCGGAAATGGGCGACCTGATAACGCTGATGCTGGCATGGGCCGCGACCGAGGAACTGGTCATCGAGCATTTCGACGGCCCGCAAGAGGTCGCCGCATGACCGCTGATCCTTTCATTATTGACGGCCCTTGCCTCTGGTCGTTCAGCGGCGGGCGCACGTCGGCCTATATGCTCTGGCGGGCGCTTCAGGCTTACGGCGGCAAACTGCCGGACGATCACGTCGTCGCCTTTGCCAACACGGGCAAGGAGCGCGAGGAGACGCTGCGCTTCGTCTATGAGTGCGGGTCGCGCTGGGGCGTCGATATTGCGTGGCTAGAGTTTCTGGCCCGGTCTGGCCCGTCCGCCGACCGATACGAGCGTGTCAGCTTCAACAGCGCCAGTCGTAACGGGGAGCCGTTCGCCCGGCTGATCGAAGCCAAGTCCTTCACGCCGAATTCGATGATGCGCTTCTGCACCGAGGAAATGAAGGTCAACACCATCCGGCATTTCGTTCAATCGGAACTCGGCTGGACCGCCTGGACGAATGTGGTCGGCCTCCGACACGATGAGGGCCACCGCGTAATGAAGGCCCTAGCGCGGAACCATGAGGGCAAGTCGCCGTGGCGCAGTGCGGTGCCGCTGGCGAACGCCAAGGTCACAGCCCGAGACGTGAAAGCGTTTTGGGAAACGCAGCCCTTCGACCTGGGTCTTCGGTCGTATGAGGGCAACTGTGACCTGTGCTTCCTCAAGGGGCGCGGCTCGATCAAGGCCATCATGCGCGAGCAGCCAGGCGCTGCCGACTGGTGGATAGCGCAAGAGGCCATCGGAAAGGGCCGCTTTGTCACTGAGTATTCCTACGCCGATCTGGCGCGCGAGGTCGCCCAGCAGCCTCACCTTTTCGATGAGCCGTTGGACGACGAACACGACGCAGAGTGCGGCCTGTGGTGTCCGGGCGAGGCCGCATGACCCGCGAGCGCATCCCCATCGAGCCGCGCCGCGTCAGCCCTGGAACCCGCGCGAAGATACTGGCGGCGACCGGCCACGTCTGCGCCCGGCCCGGATGTTCGGAACGCGCGACCGACGTTGACCACATCCTCCCGCTTTGGCTTGGCGGGTCTAACAGGGAAAAGAACCTGGAGGGCCTATGCCCAGCCCATCATTCCGCAAAGACGAAAGCCGAGGCCACGTTGCGGGCGAAGGCCAAGCGCATCGAAGCCCGAGAGAACGGCACCCGGCGCGAACGTAAGCCCATTCCATCACGCGCGGGCGGATGGCCGAAGGGGCGAAAAATATCTTCACGAAACGGGTTTACATCGTAGCCCGACCGGAATAGGTTTACACCATGACAAAGCCAAACCCCATCGCAATCCGCCCCCGCCAAGGCACCGCCCTTGAGGCTGTCTGGGAAGCGGAGGGCCGGTCCAACAAGGCAATGGGTGAGATCATCCATTCGTGGGCCGAGATGTTTTCAAAATACGTTAAGGCATCAGAACAGGACGACGACCAATGATCGACCACCACACGCACGTCTGCCACCGCATGAAAGCGGCTCAGGCCACTAACCAAAGCAATCGCGGGTTTGACTTCCGCCCCTCCGACGAGCCGCCCATGTGGGTCCGCGCCGTGGCCGAGGTGCTGCGCCCGCGTAGCCTGATTATCCTGCTGGCAATGGCTGGCGTCGTGTCGCTGTGGTGGATGACATGACCGAAGAACGGGAACGGGCTGTAGAGCGGCTGACTTACCCCGATCTAGGATACGACTTCGAGGGCGACCTGATGGGGTGGCTGGTGGACAAGGACGACCTCCGCCTCCTCCTCTCCGAACGAGCCGAGCTTCTGGCTA